CGCTACACGCCGGTAGTAGGCGAGCACGTCGTCGGGGTAGGAGTCCTCCGAGTCGAGGTGCGGGTGGGCTGCCCGGGCCTCGGCCAACGAGAACGCGTGGCGGCCGATGATGTCGACGATCGTCGTGGCGACGGTGGTCGACGACACCTTCCAGGTGACGGTCAGCTGGTCGAGCTGCAGGCCGGTCTGCGCGGCGGTGAGCGAGTACGTGTACCGGCCGGTGGTGGTGCTGTCGGCGGTGGCCGCCGTCGCTGCGGCGACGAGGGTCGTGCCGTCGGCGCGCACGATGCCGAGCGTGGGCGTCGAGCCGGGCGTGGCGGGCTTGCCGTTCTCGTCGAGGTACGTATACTCGACGGTCCCGGCGACACCAGCGACGAGCTCCTGGTCGGCGATCGTGAGGTTCACTGGTCCCCTCCGATGCGGGTCAGAACTTGATGCCGATGCGGGGCACGGTGACCGTGGCGATCGTCGACGAGAACGCCGCCCCGAGCGCCCCGGTGACGCCGGTCTGGCTGTAGCCGCCATAGACGAGAGCGGCCGGGTTCGCGGACCCGATGACCGGGGTGGTCTGCCCGTTGAGGCCGGACACCGACACGCCGGTGTTGGTCTGCAGGGTGACGGTGAACCAGTACTGGCGCATCGCCTCGAGGGTGATCGACAGGCCGGTGACTTCCTTCCAGCCGGTGCCGGTGGTGGCGACGGTGCCGAGGTCGTTGAGCAGCGTCCCCGGGTATGGGTAGGCGTTGCCTGCGTCGGCGCGGATCCCGAACCGGACGACGGTGGAAGCGGCGGCGGTGGTGACGTTCACGCCGACGGCGGTGATGGGCCCGGCGATGTTCGAGAACGCGATGCCGATCGCGTACTCGGTGTCCTGGGTGAGGGCGAGCGCGGCGCTGTTGCCCGGCGGCTGGCTGTACTTGCTGGCCGCCGACGGGAGCAGCAGCCCGGTCTGGGATGGGGCGTACCTGGCGCCCGAGCGGCCCATCAGCCGACCCTCACGGAGCCTTCGATGGTCCCGGCGAGGATGTCGACGTAGATGCCGGTCGCGCACCACAGGCCGCCTTCGCCGTAGTACTCGCGGGCGGACTCGTTGGGGGCGAGGCTGATGACGTCGATGAGGGTGCCGGTGTTGTCGGTGCCGTCGTAGACCCGGGCCGACGCTGCGGCGCCGGCGGTCTCGCGCACGACGAACCCCCGGTACACGGAGATGCCGGTGCGGACCGTCTGGTCGGAACCGGTGAGGGCGATCGAGTTGGCGGGGACTGCCATGGCGGGTTCCCTTCGTGCGGTGATGGGCGGCGGTGGGCCCCGGGGGAGGTGGTCCCCCGGGGCGCCGGATCACCGGTACTTGAAGCCGATGCGGACCAGGCCGTCGGGCTGGGCCAGACCGGACGCGGCGACGGTGCGCACGAGGGCGAGGACCTCGCCGGACGCCACGTTGAGGTTGGCGGCGGTAGCCGACAGGGTCAGCGCCTCGCCGTCGTGGGCGACGGAGTCGGTGCCGGTCGTGTAGGCCTTGGTCGACGTGACCGCGGTGGAGCCGGAGCCCGCCGTGCCCTTGTTCTGCACGGCGAGGCTGAAGTAGTTGGTGTTGTCGCCGGTGACGGCGGCGGCGGGCACCCAGTCGATCGAGGTGATCGTGCAGTTCGCCGGCGCGTAGAACACCGGCCAGGTGTCGGCGGTACCCGCCGTGGCCTGACCGGGGATGTACGCGTAGGCGTAGTGGGTGCCGGGGACGTCCTGGAGTCCGGGCATGTTGCTCTCCTTCTGAGCGAGGTTCTCGGGGTGAACGGGTGGGGCCCGGCCGTTCGGCCGGGCCCCGGATCGAGGGTGGGTTGTGGAGCGGGCCCCTACTGGGTGCCGCGCTGGAAGCCGCGGTAGTCGACGGCGGTGAGGCCGTAGATGTGGCGCAGCTTCCAGGTGACCTTGTCGGCGGAGAACACCGAGCCGACGGTGGGGTCGTCCTGCATGAACAGCTCGGGGTCGACCTTGCCGTCCATGAAGCCGACCTCGATGAGCGGGTGGTCGGCGGGGTCGCACGTCGCGTACCAGTCGTTCGCGTCGGTGTAGTAGTCGACGACGATCGGCTCGATCCCCTTGTGGAGGTTCGGCGTGTCGGCGGCACCGGCCGGGGTCGACGGGATCGCGACGGCCGAGGACGACAGCTGGTAGGCGATCTCCTCGAGCTCGTTCGGGACGATCAGGAACTTCGGCAGGAGGCCGAGCGCCCGGGTGGTGTCGCCGTACGCGGTCTGGGTCCGCATGTTGTAGCGGATCTGCGACAGGCCGGACTGGCCGAGAGCGACGGCGGTGGTGTTGCTGTGGGTGGCGTGGAACAGCGCCACCGAGTCGGCGTCGAGCGCCGAGTTGTCGGTGAAGATGTCGAACACCGCCTTGTACACCGTCCACGCGGCGAGCCGGGCGAGCCGGGTCGGGATGGCGACGAGGGCCCGGAGGTCGTCGTTCTTGGCGGCCTCGTAGGTGTAGTCCTCGGTGCCGCCCTTCTTGGTCGGCGTGTAGGCCTCCTGCACGTCCGACGGCGAGGTGAGGCCCTGGTAGGGGGCGCCCTCGTTGACCGTCGGCAGCGACGAGTACTCGCCGACCTGGATCAGCTTCTGCGAGCGGAAGTCGGTGACCGGGACGACGGTCGAGATCTTCCGCCACTCCGACCACTTCGAGCCCTGGTAGAGCTCGACGATCCGGCGGTTCATGACGTCGGCGAGCACCTCGCCCCACGAGGAGCTGGTGAGCGACTCGGTCTGGCGGCCGTCGGCGAACCGGCCGCCCCAGGACTCGCGGATGATGGCGGAGGCGAAGTCGACGTCCATCGGCCGGTACGGCTGGCCGGTGATGTCGGTGTAGGCCTCGGACAGGCGGGTGTACCCGTTCTGCCAGTCGCCCTTGAACGTGGCCTCTAGGCGGCGGACCTTGGCGTCGTGGTCCTCGCTGCCGACCTCGACGTGCTCCACCTTCGGGCGGATGTTGTCGCGGTCGACGGACTCGAGGGTGCGGGACAGGGCCCGCACGGCGCTGGTGACGTCGGCCTCGGCGACCCGGGCAGGGAGCAGCTCGACGACGCCCTCGAGGAGGCGGTCGCTGAGGTTGGCGTCGCGCAGCGCCTCGCGCACCAGGGCGCGGACGGCGAGCGACTCGCGGGCACCGACGAGCTCGGGCTCGGTCTCGGTCTCCGTGGTGGTCTCGGTGGGGGCCTCGGTCGAGGTGGCCGGGGGCTCCTCGCCAAGCAGGGTCGGCACGTCGCTCTCCGAGAAGCCGGCGCCGGTGAGGACGGAACCGTGCTCCTGCAGGAGCTCGGCCCGCTTCTCCGGCGTGGCCTTACGGAGCAGGTCGAGCAGCTCCTTCAGGGTCATGGGGTTGTCCTCCTGGGACGGGGGGTTGGGGTCGGAGCCGATGCCGCCGGCTACCACGCGGGTCACGCGTCCCCCTGCGGAGGGGTCGGCGACGACATCTGCGGAGAGGACGGCCTCGATGGAGACCGCCTCCCGGATCCGGCGGCCGGCGTCGATGACGGGCCGCTCGGTGAGCTGGACGTCGTGGCTGATGCCGACGACGGGAGGAAGGCCGGCGTCCTGCGCGGCGAGGGACGCCTCGAGCGCCTCGATGGTGTGGGTCGCCGAGGGCAGCAGGTGGAGGTCGCCGAAGACGCCGTTGCTGGTCGCCTCGACGTTGCGGTAGTGGCCGACGAGGCCGGCGATCGAGGAGGTGCGCAGCTCGGTGTCGGTGCGGTGGTGGTCGAACGCCTTGGCGCCCTCGTACTTCGGGGCGGCGGCGCGCAGCACCGACTCGGGGTAGCGGACCCCGTTCTTCGAGGTGCCGACGGCGATGATCTGGACGCCGAACACGCGGCCGCCGTCGGCGGTCGAGCCCTTCGCCTCGAGGACACGGCCGCCGATCCGGTCGAGCTGGGTGGCTTCGGTGACCGTGGTGTAGGTGGTCTGCGTCTCGACCTTGACGGGGTCGCTGGTGAACGTGACGGTGCCGTCGTCGGCGATCGTGTACTCGATGCGGTAGCTGGCGTCGTCGTCGCCGCCCTCGAGCTCGTAGACGACCCACGTGTCGGCGATGTCGCGGATCCACAGGTACGGCGAGCCCATGCCGCCGGTGGCCCCGGTCTTCTGCTCGAGGGCGTCACACACGAGCTCCTGGGTCTCGTTGAAAGTGCGGTCGGCTTCTCGGGTGCGCCACGCTTCGGTGACGCGGTGGGTGCGGGGCGAGGCCATGGCGGGTCAGTCCTCCAGGTCGAGGGCGGCGTGGATGGCGGCGCGGATCTCGTCGACGCGGGAGGCGCCGTCGAGGTCGATGTCGTTCTGCTCGGCGAAGGCGAGGAGCTCGGCCTTGCGCATCCCGGCGATGGGGTCGACCTGCACCTCGTCGTCCTCGTCGTCCTCGTCGTCGTCGTCCTCGTCGAGGGCGGCGTCGAGCTCGGCGGCGAGGGCAGCGTCGAGGTCGTCGTCGAGGTCAGCATCGAGGGCGGCATCGAGGTCGTCGGGGCCCTGGTCGTCGTCGGTGACGTCGGCCTTGCGGGGGGTGAACACGGGGCCGGGGAACTCGGCGCCGTCGGGGAACCCGTCGGGCAGCCGGTAGGCCATGATGCCGGAGCGGCCGGCGCCGTCGGGGTGGTCGTCGGCGACGACGACGGTGCGGAACTGGTCGTGGGTGGTGATGACCAGGTCGCCGTTGATCGTCTCGACGGCGACGACCTCGGCGGGCTTCATGCCGAGCAGGCGCGCGGCGTCGGCGGAGCTGATGTCCATGGGGTTCCCCTTGGGTTCAGGCGGTGACGGGCAGGTCGCCGCCGTGGGCGTCGATGTGCTCGGCGAGCTGGTCGACGGTGGCGCCGTCGGGGTTGTCGAGCTCGCTGCGGTACGGGACTCCGACGAACTGCTCCCACGCCTTCTGGGTGGCGATCTGCTTCGCCTCGACGGAGAGCACCTCGGTCGGCAGCTTGGCGAACGCCTCGGCGAGCGCCCGGAGTACCTCGGCGGTGACCTTGGCGTCAGCGGCCGCGATCTGCGGGCCGGTGACGGTGACGGTGTCGGAGGCGGGCACGGAGAGCAGCTCGCCGCCGGCGCCGGCGATGGTGACGTACCGGGAGAGACGCCCGGCGGCCACGGCCCGGTCGACGGCGAAGCGGACCATGTCGGTCATCTGCGCGAGCCACTGGTTCTGCACGGCGCCGATGCGGCGGCGGACCGGCTCGGCCATGGTCAGCGACGTGGCCCGGTTGGCGTCTTCGGGTTCGGCCAGCCAGACCTTCGACAGGCCGGTGCCGCCGGCGATGTTGGTGAGGACGGCGGCGTTCGTCTTGACGTCCTCGTAGGCGCCGGTCGACGCGGTGATCGGCTCGAGCTTGACGTTGGCGGTGTGGACCTCGACGGATCCTGAGCGGGGGACCTGGCGCGACTTGCGCTGGTCGATCCAGTCGTCGACGTCGCCCTGGTCGCCGTCGATGGACACGTCGATCGCGAAGTACCGCATGAGGGCGGTGCGGTCGATGAGGTTGGCCAGCACGGTGTCGTAGCTGTCGAGCCAGTCGAGGACGGGCATGAGGAACGGGGCGCCGCGGGTGTCGGTCTCGAGCGTCTTGAACCAGGGCCACCAGAACGCTTCGCCCTCGCGGAGCCCGGTGACGTCGTCGAGGTCGATGACTGACACGTGGATCGGCTCGGCCCCGGCGGGCATCCGGATCGACACGGACTCAGGCCACAGCGGGTTGCCGTCGCGCAGGTCGACGTCGACGACGCGGGTGACGTCGATGGGGTTGCGGCGGCAGATGCCGGACAGCTCGCCGACCATCATCTCCTGGAGCTGCTCGCCGAGGATGAGGGCGTCGCGCAGCATGAGCTCCTGGCCGGCGGCGAGGTGGTTCCGCCGGTCGGTCCAGAACTGCTCGGCGACGGCACGGACCTCGTCGTTGGTGCAGGTCAGGGTGAGGCCGGCGTCGCCGACGCAGAACGACACGTAGGTGTCGATGATCGCCCGGGCCATGGGGTTGGCCCGGTACGAGGCGATCGAGTCGGTCTGTGCCTGTGCCCGGGTCCGGTGCGGGATGTCCCGGGGGCCGCGCTTGCCGAAGGCCCGGAAGCCGTAGTCGCCGTCGATGGGGTCGACGATCCCGGCGCCGGTGGCCGAGGCGCCGGTCGCCCACCGCTGCTGGGCGGTGGCCTCGGTGGCGCGGGCGGCATCGACGCGCCGGAGGAACCGGGCAGCGAACTTGTCCTCTGCTGCCCGGTCGCTCATCGTCACCTCACAGGTCCAGCCGTTCCTGACGGCTGAACACGTCGTATCCGTCGTCCTGGCCGACGGCCTTCGCGGCGCCGGGACGGGTGACCCGCTTCGTGGTCTGCTCGACCCACAGGGCGTTCGCCGCGGCGGCGATCCCGTCGACTCGTTTCCCGGACGCGTCCCGGTCGGGCTTGACGAGCTTGATCAGCCCGGTGTCGTTCGACCGGGTCTCGGCCGAATCGGCGTTCCACTGGGCGACGGGGTGCCCGCCGTGCTGCCACCGCTGCGACTTGGTGAGCCGCATCATCTCCTTGAGCGCGAGCGACAGCCCGTAGCCCTGCATGACGGGCGTGATCTTCAGCCCGATCTTCTGCATGAACTGGGCGGTGGCCGCGGCCTCCGCCTTGTCGTAGCCGACCATCCGGATCCGGAACTTCTTCTTGTCGGCCCGGATCTGACGGTGGATCGAGGGGACCCCGTTCGACATCCCGAACTGGTTGCCGGTGTAGTCGATCCAGTCGCCCTCGGTCGCGTAGAGCAGCTTCTGCTTGGCCCACACCGAGGCGAGTCCGCCGGTGTGCTTGTCGAGCTCAGGCAGCCGTTCCTCCGGGACCCAGAACCGCCACAGCAGCTGGTAGGCGTCGGTGTCGTTGTCGGGCGGGAAGAGCAGCACCCAGGCGGCGAGGTCGGTGGTCGACGCCAGGTCGAGGCCGGCGTAGCAGGTGCGCCCGGCGAGCTTGGATTCGTCGATGGTCTGGATGTTGGCGGGGAGGTCCCACACGTGCAGCGGCATCCAGCGGGTCACCTGGGAGACACGCTGGTTCAGCTGGAACTGGCGGAACTCGTTCTCCTTCGCCGGGTCGTTCTGCGCTTCGAGCGCCTGGGTGCGCAGCGTCTCGACGTTCTTGAACCGGCCGAGCGCCGGGTTGGCCCAGTACCAGTTCCGCTCGTCCTTCCAGTCGAGCGACACCGGCAGGGCGGGGTGGTCGGGGAACAGGCGGCGGAGGTTGTCGAGCTGCTCGTCGGTGCGGGGCGTGAGCCGCACGTAGGCGAAGATGTGCGGCGCCCGGGAGGGGTTCTCCTGGATGCGCTCGTACTCGTCGATCTGCTTCGATCCCCACGACGCCGGGTCGTTGGTCTCGGTGGTGATGGCGACCAGGAGGCTCTGCAGCCGGGCGCCGACGGCGGTGCGCATCGCTGCCCACAGCGAACCGTCGGGCTGGGAGAGCACCTCGTCGAGGTAGAACCCGTGCGGGTTGTGGCCGAGCTCGCCGAGAGCGTCAGCGGTGATGACCTCGAGGAACGACTCCGACTTGAGGTCGTACAGCCGGCGCTTCTGCTTGTTCTCCTCGAGCCGCTTCCGTAGACGCGGGTCGAGGGCGACCATCCGCTTGGCGGGGTCGAACACCTTCGAGGCCTGCTTGGTGTCCTTCGCTGCGCCGTAGACCTCGGCGGCTTCCTCGTCGTCGCCGATGGTGAGGTACAGGGCGATGCCGGCGACCAGCTCGCTCTTGCCGTTCTTGCGGCCGAGGACGATCCCGGCGACCTCGTAGCGTCGCCGGTACCGGCGCCACTGCGGCGACCACACCACCTCGCCGAACAGGGGGCGGATGATGTCGTACTCCTGCCACGGCTCGAGGTCGAACGCGTGCCGGGCGAGCGGGCCCTTGGTGTGCTTGAGCAGCACGGAGAAGAACCGGACCACCCGGTCGGCGCGGGGCTCGCAGTAGTGGGCGCCCTTCTTCCGGCAGACCGAGCCGCCGTAGCTGTAGCCGCAGATCGTGCCGGTGCGCGACCGTGGCCGCCACCGCTTCTCGGGGTCGGGATTGAGCGGCTCAGGATAGGAGCTCGGCCGCTTCGTCTTCGAGGCTGGCGGCATCGGCGTCCCTCAGCTGGGCCCGCTCGGCTGGGGTCATCCCGAAGCGGGCACCGATTGATCCGACCACGGCGTCGGCGTCCTTCCACACCTGCACCCAGTGGGACCGCTGCGACCTCGTCCCGGTCTGCTTGCCGTTCCGGTCGTAGACCGGGGCCTCGACGACGATGCCGTCCTCGGCCATGTTCCGCACGGCGATGCGGCGCATGGCGACGGCGTCGCACCAGTGGGCGAACCGCTCGACGTCCCACGCCGTCAGGACGCCCTTGTCGATCATGTCGGGCGCGTACTCGTTCCACAGCTCGAGCGCCTCGCCGTCGAGCCATGCCGGCGGGCGGATCGCGCCGGGCGACGGGACCGGTTCGCCCTTCGGCATCCGGTCCTTGCGTTCGCCCTTGACGAGCTTGAGTGCGGTCGGAGCGGGTGGCCGACCGGTGCGCTTCCCTCCGGCTGGCATGGCCGACCCCCTTGGTACGCGGCCTCCGGACTTCTGTCCATGCGAAATTTTGGC